ATGTAGTGGTACTTTTGTATCTTTGTTTCTTCATGATTTCCTCGATTGGTTAGTTAAAAGTTTTGTGTCAAGAGGCTGACCTATCACAACAAACACCCTTGTATTTATTGTAGTTCAACCTCTTGGTAGGTACATTCTATCCTAGCTCGTTTTGACCAGTCCTACTTGGTGAGCTTTGGATTTTAAATTGGGGATCATATTGCCCTCCTTGATTAATTACTTCATAGATTAAGGATGCAGTAGGCTACCCAGCTCCTATGAGGAGCCAGATAACCATACTTAGTCCTATAATGACTGCTGTAGTTAGTACACTACACAACATTACTACGATTGCATTATGCAACAGGTTCAGTAGCTTGACCATCTTTGCTCCTAAACTTTGTTATGTTCTTGATGCTGTTACGTACTATACGACAATGATAGCGTACTAATTCTTGTGGTACATCATTGTCTATTTCTTCCTTGATGGCTTTGACTCCATCAACTGTTTTCTCAACTGCTATAGCTGTTACACCAAGTGTCAACCAGCCAGCTATCTTTGCAGATTCTGTAAGTTTTTCTAACATGGTGCTATCCAGTCGAGATTCTGTTTTACCCAAGAACCAATACTTATATTTCTACCACTCTTACGAGTTGGTATCTTTATATTGGAATTGTGTTCAATGTAAAACCGTAATTGAAACCAGCCACCTAGTCCTGAACCACCTTCGTTTAGTAGTTCTAAGACTTTGTTTCTGTCTATGTTGTAATATGTTGAAAGGTATAAAGCTTCGTCAAATTCTAACATGATTTACTCCTATGTTGATTAGTAATTAGGCACAATGCCATAGATAAAGGAAGCAATAGTACTCTCAAGTACTGTAGGGATTAGTAGTATAATGCACGTAATAGATGTAGTGTGTATGTAGTAAGGATATACTGAGTGCATAGCACACATGGTAGGTCAACTAACTAGACGAACTCAACGTAGTAGACCCTACCAACCCTAACTAACAGGGGGGTACAACTACAACATGTCTCTCACTCACATTCTACAACTATTTTTACAAGAGTACTTGGAACTAAATGTCTTTGCAGTAGTACAATATCTAAGTAAGTTAAAGTATTACTTAATATGAAATCACGATTAAAAAGAAAATACGAGATATTTGATGTACAAACAGGCAAATGGACTGAAAAGACCATGACTGATGAGGAATTTGAGCATTTTAAGCGTAAAATGGACGTATCTAAAGAAGAAATGGATGCAGAATACGAGATTATATCAAATATTGTTGCTCAAAAACTAGGATATAACACAAATGATGAGAGTAGGGATTAAGTAGTATAGTATAGTTAACTATAGAAAGTTATAAGACTACTAATTAGTAGTATATTACTAATTAGTAGTAGCTTTTAACTATATAGTTATAACTAATTAGTAATGATAAAGATAAAAAGAAGAATAGAAGGCAAAACAGACTACCATGAGATTTATGCTAAAGACGAAGCATTGCAGAAGGGTCTTAGTTTTGTACCTTGGAAGGATGCACAGGTAGGAGAATATGCTGTTACAGACGATGGGTACGTGGGGTTATGCTATGGTCGCAAGAACTACACAGATAAGAATGGAAGGCTTAAAACCTTTATTAAACTTACTTGTGGTGTAGGCTGGGTTACGCCATTTTCTAGAATAGATTTTTTAAAAAACCATGAATATAGAGTATATAGCAAAACAAACCCGACAAGGACATGGGATCAGGAAGAAGCTGGAAAAGAACGTTCTAAAAAAACTGTTACCGCCTATGCACAAATGCTCATTAATGATGGAAAGATTGACTTTGAAGCTCTTGGTAAGATATATAGACCTGAACAGAAAAAACCAATCGCAACGGTACGCAGATTCCTCAAACAAAAAGTAGCAAAACAGATGGTAGAAGAAAAATTAAAAGAAATATTAGCCAAAAAGAGTATATCTAAAGAGTTTGCTGTAGATAACATTGTAGTTGCTCTAAAAATGGCAGAAGAAAAAGGCGATGTAAACAACTTTCTAAAAGCAAATGACTATTTAATGGATTTGTTAGAGATGAAACCCAATAAGAAAATGATTACAGACACAATACAGGTAGATATGACTCAACAAATAGCTGATACCATAGCTAAAGAAGATAAACGACTGACATTACAACGAAAAAGCGAAGAACATGAAGCAAGAGAATGATGTAGAGCTACAATATCAGGGTGCAACTGATGAAATTATGATAACAGAACAATTAGACGCTGCTATCAGAGCGTTACACGTTCTAGCAGTGTTGAAAGACAACAGCGTAGAATGGATGAACAGTTACGCATTAGAAGCTCTAAAAGAGATAGAAGCTTTGGGTTACAATTATGAACTACATAAACAGTCATTAAACTAACAAGGAGATCAATATGCCAATGGGTAAAGGAACTTATGGGTCTAAACGTGGAAGACCAAAAAAGTCAAAAATAAAATCAAAAGCACCTAAGAGTGTAAAGGGTGTTTCTATGGCTGGGTTAAATATGAGACAAGCTAACGCTATGAAAAAACATTCAAAGCATCATACAGCAAAGCATTTAAGAATGATGGCTACTGCAATGAAAAAGGGGAAAAGTTTTACTGAATCTCATAAAATGGCTCAAAAGAAAGTTGGTAAGTAAAGTATAAATACCTATGCCTGATAATGTAAAATATATTAAAAATAAGTTATCAGAAAATATGATAATGTTTGGAAAGATTATTATGCCAAACATGTTTTCTGTACCTTCTCCAGACTTTCATTATAAAATAGCAGATGCTATTGTAGATGATAGTAATAAACAGATTAACATCATTGCTCCACGTGGTCACGCCAAGTCCTCGATAGTTGGCGGTGTTTACCCCCTTTTTCATATTATGAACCATAGTGGAGCAAAACTTATTGTGCTGGTCTCACGTACACAAGATCATGCTATTAAGCTTCTTGGAACCATAAAAGACACCCTAGAGTACAGCAATGCCTTCCGTCAGATATATGGTTACTGGGGTCAGCACAATGCTAGGCAATGGGCAAAAAGTGAAGTAGAGCTGAAAGATGGTACAGTCATTATATGCAAAGGCACAGGACAACAGTTACGTGGTATTAAAGTAGGTAGTCAACGACCTACGCTTATTATTGTAGATGATCCAGAAGATGAAAACAATACTAAGACTGCAGAAGCTATGGAACAAAACCTTCGATGGTTACTGCAGAGTGCTGTGCCATCTTTAGACCCTATAAAGGGTAAGATTATTGTTATTGGTACACCACAACACCAACGCTGCATGGTAGAGATATTAAAAGACATGAAAGGCTGGAAGAATATGCATTTTAGTCCAGACTTAAAAAATAGTGTAGCACTATGGGAAGAATGGCAACCTATAAAAAAATTACAACAAAAAAAAGAAGAACTAGATTCTATTGGTCGCAGTAGCGTGTTTTATCGTGAATATATGTGTCAAATTGTAGGAGATGAAGATCAATTGTTTCAAATGGATTATATCCAGTATCATAATTACAAATTAGAAATAGATAGTGACAATAGACATTTTCTTGTAGATGATGACAAAAAAATTCCAGTAAATGTGTTTATGGGGGTTGACCCTGCTTCTTCAGTCCGCAAGACAGCAGATTATTCAGTAATTATGCCTGTAGCGGTGGATGAACAAAATAATAGGTATATTCTCCAGTATTACCGTAATAGGGCAACTCCCATGCAACTTGCTGAAAGCATCATAGAATACTTTAAATTATTTAAGCCTGTAAAAGTACGTGTTGAAAGTGTTGGCTATCAGGAAATGCTAAGAGAGTATTTAAGACAGCGTTGTGATGAAGAACGTATATTTATATCAGGATTAGAAATAAAAGAGAGTCCAAGAACTAGCAAATCATCAAGGCTAGAAACTATGCAACCATACTTTGCACAAAAAAAAGTGTATATGATGGAAAGCATGGAAGAGTTAAAGGATGAGCTTTTATTGTACCCACGTGGCAAACATGACGATCTTTTAGATGGTCTTTATTACGCAACTAAAAAGTGTTTTGCACCAACCCATAAAGAATCTAAAATAAAAACTAAAAAAGTCCTTGAAGATCCCTACCTAGATGATATAAGTTGGAAAGTAGCATAGTATTGGAACTTTTACTTAAAGTAAAGGTTTAAGTATGAAATGCTCCTTTCCACATGCATGACAGTTTAGACAAAACAAAAGAAGTACAACTTACACAAGATCTGCTATCAGAATATTCTTCTGCTAGACAGAACTGGGCAAAACAGGCTGTTGAGGACAATGAGTTCCGCAATGGCAAACAATGGACTGACGAACAAGTACAGGCATTACGTAAACGTGCTCAAGAGCCATTAGTTGTAAATGTTGTATACTCTGCAGTAGAGCAGGCAAAAGCTATGCTTACTGCTAACTCACCTAAGTTTCAATCAACAGCCAGAGAGACCTCCGATGCTAAAGTTGGTAGAATGTTTTCGGATATAATGGCATACATTTGGGATAACTCCAATGGGAACGTGGAATTGAAACAAGCCATTGATGATTACTATGTTAAAGGAATGGGAGCTATGATGGCCTATATTGATCCAGATGCCGATCTGGGTTCGGGTGAGGTAAAGTTAAAATCCATAGACCCATTGGAACTATTCATAGATCCTTCTTCTAAGGATCCATTTTGCAGAGATGCTGCACATATTATTATTGGTAAAATAATATCAGAAACAGCTTTAATAGAGCATTACCCTGAATTTGAACAACAAATAAAAGAATCCACAGAAACTAGTTATATCAATACTACTGCTGAATCACGATTTGGATTACGTAATGAAGATGTAACTAATAAACGTAGGTTAACAGGAACTACGATTACTGGTGAACGAGAGCTAGAAGTATTTGAGCGTTATACAAAAGTAAAAAGTGCATACTATAAGATTTATGATCCATTAAGCGATGACCAAAGAGTTTTAGATCAAGTACAGTTTGAAGAGTATAAGCAAGAGCCAATAGTTGTATTAACTAATGCAGAAGGACAATCTGTATTTACAGATAAAGCAAATGTTAAGACATATATGGAGATTGCTGAAAAAATAGGAACAACCTATCATTTAATGCTAGATCCTAATTCTGGTCAACCTGTTCCTATGGAAGGGGAAGAACATGAAGGATCTATACCTAATAGCACCAGTACAATAGATGTATTAACCAAAGCTACTTTAATTGAAGATGGTGGTATTATGGTTAATGAAGTTGACTTAACCCAGATAAAACAAGTTGTAAGTGTAGGTGATACAGAGCTGTTTAATGTTGTATTACCAATAGAAGAGTATCCTATTATACCATTTATGAATGGATTTAATCGCAATCCGTTTCCATTGTCGGATGTTAGACTGGTTAAGGGATTGCAGGAGTACATCAATAAGATACGTAGTTTAATTGTAGCACATGCTAGTAGCTCTACTAATGTAAAGCTCTTAATACCACGTGGAAGTATGGATAAAGCACATCTAGAAGCAGAATGGGGTAAAGCTGGTACTGCTGTTATTGAGTTTGATCCAGAGCTAGGACAACCTATAGTAGCTGGGCCTGTACCATTACCTAACGAGCTATATAAAAACGAAGCAGATGCTAAAGCAGATATAGAACGCATATTAGGTATTTATGCCTTAATGCAGGGAGACCAAGGAGCTGCACCACAGACATTTAAAGGTACAGTAGCACTAGATGAGTTTGGTCAAAGAAGAATTAAGTCTAAAAAAGACGATGTTGAGGAATGCATCAATCAATTAGCAAAGGTAGTAGTGGGATTGGTTCAGTACGTTTATACAGGTCAGAAAGTTATGCGATTGATGCAACCCAACAATAGACCTATTGAAATACCTATTAATAGTCCTATGTATGATAGCGTGGGTAATGAAATAGGTAAGATAAATGATATAACAGTTGGTAAGTATGATGTGATTGTTTTATCAGGATCTACATTGCCATCTAATAGGTTTGCAAGGTTTGAGTACTACATGCAACTCTATCAAGCTGGTCTAATAGATCAGTTAGAAGTGTTAAAACAAACTGATGTTGCAGATATGGAAGGAGTACTAGAACGTGCAGGCCAAATGCAGAAAATGCAACAACAAATGCAAATGCAAGCTGAAGAAATTAAGAAACTACGTGGCGATCTGCAGACAGCACAGCGAGAGTCCTTACATGATAGAAAACGTGTAGAAGTAAAAGAATTTGAAAAGAAACTGGCAAAGGCAGAAGCTAAAGTTGAAATGGCATCACAACTTTATAAATCTCGTTTGGCAGATGAGCTAAAAATGGCTAAAGAGGATATACAGGAGTTTAACGAACCTAATCCTACTAGAGAAATGAACGAAGAGATGCTGATGTTGGATGAGTAATGGCAGGCACAATGAAAATAGAATGGGATAATCCCGATATTGAAAAACTAGATAATCATTTTTCTAAAATAAACAAATTGTATGGAGCAATGGATACTACAGAATTGCCTTTTATGCTCATACAGGATTTATACAATAAGTCAGGTAGAGACTTAAAAAGATCTATGAAAGCATTAGAAAGGATTAATAGTCAAATTGAAAAAGATCCAAATTTTGATAAGTTTGGTGGTGGAGACTATTTAACTAGATGGTATGAATTAACTGAAAGTCCTTTTGAAGAAGGACTACCTATGGATAATCAAATGATGCCAGAGGATTTTAGATAAGAATTGAAGAAAGCGGTTGCTGGAAATAACCAAATCGCAAAGGAAAAGTAATGGAGAATATCATAGAAACACGTAATGCTGATCAGGCACCACAAGAGGATGCAATGCTCAGTGTAGAGCAAACTGCAATACCTAATGGGGAGATACCACTAGATGGTGGTGTGTCTGAGTCAATTACGGAAGAAAAACAAGAAGTCTCCCCAAGAGACGACTCAACTCGTTTTGAATATTGGCAATCACAAGCTGACAAAGCCAAGGGAGAGCTTAATGCACTACGTCAAGAGTTAGATTATTATCGTAACGGACAAGATGTGCAGAGTTCTGCCTCCAATGGACAACCTCAAGCATACCCTGAACAAGGATTGCAAGAGCCTTCATTGAAGGAGCCTACAGCACCTGAAAGACCACATTCATACAATGAGGTTGATGCTTATAATGATCCACAAAGTGAATCGTTTAAGTATCGAGTGGCTAAAGAAGCCTATAGAGATAAGTATTTGGATTTTCTAAAAGAAAAAGACCAAGTACGTGAACAGGAACTGCAAGCACAATACCAAGCTCAAATGCAACAACAACAGGCACAGATGGTACAGCAACAGGCTATGAGCCATGCTGTAAATAACTTCGGATGGGATCAGAATAAAGCTATGGAGTTTGTACGGTGGTCACAGAGTCCTGAAAATCTTACATTGGATAATTTAGCCAAGTTGTTTGAATTAAGGACAAACCCTAATCCAGTAGTAAAGCAAAGAACAGAAGAAATGCAGAATCAGGCAAATCGTTTGAATGTGCCTAAAACAACTGCAGTTCAAACTGGTCAGGCAGAACAGCCTAGGACAGAAGAACAACTTTTTAGTGATGCTTTATTGGGTAGGTAAGTCATAAAGTAAACTAGAATAATAGGAGTTACAAATGGCAGCTACAGAAAAGCTACTAAAAGCTTCTGGTGTACTTTATACGGATAGACGGAATTTTTACGTAGATCCGCAGGTCACTAAGGAGCTATGGACAGATGTTGCCCCTTTTACTACAATGATTAGTAATCAGGAACAGCGTGATGTACCAGACCCACTTTTTAAGATGTTTGAACATCGTAATCCTTGGGTAAAACAAGCCTTTACAATGGGCACTTGTGCTGATGGAAGTGGAGACAAAACCATACCAGATAATAATGTTGGTATAAAGTTTGACAGTTCTGCAAATCCTGCAACACCAGTTGCATCTTTTGAAGGTTTTGGAGATGCTAGTGCAATAGGTGATGAGCATATTGGACTAATTGTTGAAGTTCGTTCTTCAGCAGGTGTTAAAAGAGGTAAAGCTATAATTGGAAAATCAGGATCAGATTATATGATTAAAAGTCTTGGTGGATCAATTGAACTTACCACAGCAGATGTTCTTACAGTAATTGGTAATGCACATGGTGAAGGTGGTTCAGCACCTGAAGCATGGTCAGATGAGCTAAGTGTTGTATGGAACTCAACTCAGATATTTAAAACACCATTACAGGTAACTGGAACTTTAGAAGCTGCAGTTCTTAAAGGTGAATCATCTGAGTTAGCTAGACTACGTAGAATGAAAGCTCAAGAGCACAAAATGCAAAAGGAAAAAGCTTTCTTATTTGGTAAGAGAGTAGGTGGAGTAGGACTTGATCTTTATGGAGATGGTGCTAGTTCTGATTCTTTTGCTGATGGTGGTCGTACCGATGCTGATGGAAATCTAATTAGAACTACTTATGGTTTAATCTGTGCTTTAGAAGATTATGGTTCAAGTTCAGGAGATGATCAAAATATTTTTACCGTTGACTCAGACTATGCCTATGGCAATTTTGTTGATGATATGGAAAAAGTATTCCAGTACATTCCAGAATCAGGTGTTAAGCGTGCTTTTGTTGGTGCTGGTGCATTAGGATACTGGTCTAAAATGGCAGGTTCATCAGGATTATCTGGTAACTCAGGTTGGACAGTAAATCTTGGAGACATGGCACGTGATTCTCTTGGTTTTAACTACAGAGTACTTGAAACACCTCATGGTATGTTGCAGTTGATTCCAACTCCAGCATTACGTGGTGATTACAATAAGTATATGGCTGTAGTTTCTGATGAGAATCTATTCCATGCTATATATCGCCCATCTATGTATCAGACAAACATCAAGCAAGATAATGCTTTTGATGGTGTTAAGGATCAATACATGTCTGATGAAGGTGTTGGTATACAGCTAATTGAAAGTCATCACTTGTTTAAAATCACAGCGTAAGGAGGCTTATTATGGCTAGACCTTACTTAGGTGGTTCAAGTGCAGGAGTCAAATCACTAACAGCTAGTGCAACATTAAGTCCTGCTGATAGCGGAAAAGTAATTCTTTTTACCCCACCATCTGGTGCAGGTGCATTAAACATTACTTTACCTGCTTGTTCTGCAGGATCAGAGCTAACAATAATCCAAAAGTCAGCTTATGACACAGCAGCTTGTAAAGTTACATCTGCTGAAGGAAATAATATTGTTGGTGGCATACTTGCACAAACTGGTGTAGGAGACAATTCAGGAGCCAATGTTGATTTTATTGAATGGGGTTCAGGAACTGTTGAAGGTGATATGGTTTCTTTAGTATCTGATGGTTCAAAATGGTACGTTGTTGGTAGTCGCTCTAAGTTGACTAGCAATGGCATTGCTTTTAGATCATCATAAATAAACAAAACAAGTTGGGGGAGTGTTATGCTCCCCCTTCTTAACTAGGAAAAATTATGGGACTACAAAATTTTACAGTAAAAGAAAGTGTATCTCCTTATCATAAAGCGGTAGTAGCTACTACAAATGCACAAGATAAATGTAGAGCTATATATGTAAAAGTAGCAGGTGATTACACTTTAACAATTAATGGTGCAGATATTGCCTTTGATGGTTTATTAAAAGGTCATATCTATCCACTAGCAATAACCAAATCTAGTTCAGCAAACGTTATTCTTTTGTATTAATGGCAACATTTAAACAAAAAATGGAGCAATTAGTAGGAACAATAGATTCCTCTGTTGCTGATACAGACTTGAATGTATTTCTAACCAATACTGCTTATGAAGTATTAGAGATAATACCTGACAAAATAGCTATTAGATATACTTCAGATAATGAACAATCAGATAATAGTGGATTTGATAGCACTAACAACAGAGTGTTGGGAGTTATAAGAAATGGATTTGAAGCACAAGAAGTATCTATTGGGTTGAGCACACAAATAGAAGATGCTGACTCTATACATTTTAGAAGTGTTAGGACTCCTGTGTATTACTACAATAACGGAACAATTGTAATAAAACCAGATCCTACAAATAGTGAAAGAGCACAGATCAAAACTATAGCATATCCTACTGTAACACATAATGGAACAGCTATAACAGGGTTTCCAGACACAGCAGAGTATGCGGTAGTATTAGGTGCTTGTGTAAAGTATTTATATGATGTATTAAATACTGCAGTTAACATAGATGAAGACATTGAAATAACACAGGCTATTAAACTGCAA